GATGAGGCAAGCTGGCTCACGGTCGCAACATCGGTGCCGGCAACGCCCGGAGCAACATTCGTCACCTTGTTGCCGCCCATGTTGAGGTCGGCACGCATTCCGCCCTTGCCGTCGCGGTCAAGCGAGTTGGTCATCGATTGCTGCAAGTCCTGCATCGCAGGATTGTGCTGGCTCACGAGGATTGTATCGCCCGTGTTGACGAGCGTGCCGGCCGGGAGGGAATAAGCCCCTGTGCTATCGCGTGGAATGGCCCGAACTCCGCTTGCGTTGCAGCAAGCAGGTGAAGGAGTTCAGCCCTGCGGTTTCGGGGCTTTTAGCACGGGGCGGGGCATGTTATCAAGCTACCGATGAACCCGCTTGTTCGCATCGGCCTGACCATCGGTGTGGCCATCTTCCTCAAAACCCTAATCCTGGGATGGTGGGAACGATACAAGGCCCGAAAAGCGCTTGAACCAATCCCTATGGGATTGCGCGGCGGGACATATCGCCCATGGGGGATCGTGCAGAAAGTGCAGCATTACGGCGGCCTATTCGGCCTGGTATATCTGGCGCAGTTTGCCGTGTTGCTTGCGCTGCTCGTGTACGTCTGGGTTGTCGGACCGCTAGTTTAGGGAAAGGCCGGTGTCGGCCACTCCCGTCAGCGCGCCAGCCCCCACCGCACCACCACGCGCCGCCGCCCTGCCCATGAGAGCATCGAGGACAGCCTGATACTGCGCATGACGCTGCGCCATGTCTTCCAGAGCAGTGGATGCAAGCGCAGGGTTCATGTTGAGCGCGATAGGTGCAATCTGATTGGCGAGGTCCGTAGCCGCCTGCTGACTACTTTTCTCCCGCCATGCGCGTATCGGGGCGCGCAACAAGGAGCGGGCTACCGTGCTTGTCGGTGCGCCCGTCAGCGCCGTTTCCAAGGCTCCTTGCGCCAGATCGCCCATGAGCGTCTTTTGCTTGAAGGTCTGGTCTGCCGCCGAGCGCTCCATTGTAGAGGAATTGCCGGTCAGATTGGCGTGCGAGGCCGCGATCTGCTGTTCCAGATCGCGATGGGATAACAAGCTCGCCACACTATCCTCGGGGTAAAGAGCGCCTAACCGATCCCGCATAGCCGGAGCTGCAAGGATGGCCTCGAATGGATTGGCCGTATCGCGGATATTGGCTGCGCGGTTGGCGATGCCCGACTGGAACCCGAGGCGCATCTGGTCGGCCTGCTGTGGGGTTGCGTTCGCGACGTTCACGCCGAGCTGGTCGGGGTTCATCGAGACCGCATCTTGCCCGGCTCGCATGGCATCGCGTTCAGCGGCGGGGCCTGAGTAGGCTGCGCGGGCAGCGGCATAGTCGGAGTTGGCCGTATCCATCCGCGAAAGCAGGAGATTTTTCATCTCGATGGCGCGCCTTGCCTCTGGGCCGACGCCGTCGATTTTCGATGTCCCTCGCTCGATGATGTTATCGAGCCCGCGCTTCACATAATCCAAGGTCTGCCATGAAGGCGAGGCAACCTTGATCTGATCGTTCACCGTCTGCAATCCCAGCGCGGAGGGATCGAGATTTTCATCGAGAACCTGATTGTAAGCGTCCTTCAGTGCGGCGCCGAAGGTCGGGCGGTCCTGCAAGTCGGCCAGGTTTACATTTTCCGCGCCGGGCGCCGCATAAGCCTTATCGTATAGAGGGGCAGCATTCGCCTTCGCCTGCGCGATCAAATCTTCGCTACGCTGGGGGACATTGGTGACCGGCCCTAGGTCGCGTTCCACAGCGCTGGTAAACCGATCGTACTGGCCGCGCGATCGATCCGTGAGCGCGGCACGCGCGCGTCCCATCGCATCGGGAGAGTTGCGCAGCGCCGAGCCCGTCAAAGCATTCACCGGCGGCGAAACGTCAGCAAGGGCCGCTGGTACGCCCAGCCTATCAGCCTGAGCAAGCGAATCCTGCACCACGGGAATGCCCGTTTGGTCGGCTGCGTCGTAAACCGCGCGCTCGCCCGCATTCAGAGCGTCAGGCGGGGGCCTGAGGCCGAACAGGCTTGGCGCGGCTTTGGCTACCTTGCTGCCGAGATAATCCCCCCCAAAACCCATGATAGCGCCCGTCAGAGCGCCTTCCAGCGGATTGTCCGCATGGGTCGCCCCTGAAACCGCACCGTACGCCGTATTCACCGCGCGAGGATTGGCGAGAATGGCGGCAACGGTAGGTTCCGCGACTTTCGCGGCAAGTCTCGCGGCCCCGGCGCCTGCGGCGAGAGAGCCCGCGACAGTCCCCCCAATTTCGCCAATCCCCGACGCGACGGGATGAACGGCGCTCATCGCGGCAAGCGTGCCTTTACCCCGTTCGCCGGTGAGGGCGCCGGGAATACCGGCGTCGAAAGCATTCACCCCTTGAACGAGACCCGCCGCCCACGGCGAATCTACCGCCTGCTGCATCAGCGTCAGGTGTTTTGGGTGTGTGGCTTGGACCGAGCTGGCAGGATATTCCTTGCCACGGTTCTTGGGGTTGGCCATCCACTTCTGCACGCCCCGGTATTCATCCAGTTTGAGCGACGACCACCCATGGCTAGCCAGCGCGGAATTGATCTGGTCGAGCGGGACATGAGCGTTGACCATACTCGCGACGAGCGCGCGTATCTTGGGATCGTCCACGATCTGAGTGTCGCCCGTAGCCCCTGTGAAGGCGGTGGGGCTGTTCTTGTCCCACGGGGTTACAGGAGATGGGCCGCCAGTAGGGTTAGGGCCGGCCGCGCCGCCTGCCGCTGTGCCACCCCCGCCGCCGTTCGGCGTCCATCCCTCTGCTGGGTGTAGGGGTTGCCCTTGCTTGTCATAGCCCCCAGCCATAATTTCATCGTAAGCGCGCTTGGCGGCGGGGTTGAGCGCATTGACGATGTCGTGCCCCATGAGGCGACGATACTGGTCGTTGACAGCGCCCATGGCGTCGAACGCTTGTTTAGCGTCAGCCTGCAAAGCCGCCGCGCGCGACTGTTGCGACATGTTGGCGGCATACGCCGCTGATCGGTCCTCGCGTTCCGCTTGACCGCCGCTTACCTGTGCAATCGCCTTTTGCGCCTCTGGCCCGTAGTTGCGGACCAATTCCTCGTAGTGGTGGAGCGCGGGATCGTCAGCATGGCGCTCGTAGGCAGTGCGGACAGCATTCCCCACCGATCCTAAGATGCCGGGGCCAAAATTATCGAGAGCAGCGCCCCCGTGGAGCACTTCTTGCCCATGGAGCAACATGCGCTCCATGGCCCGGAGCGCGCCGCCCGCCGTGTTGGGCTGGCTTCCCGCCAAGTCCGACTGCATTTTTACCCGAGCCGCGAAATTCGTTCCCGATGCGCTCGGGTCATAGTTGAGCGCGTGCTGGATGATCGGCAGCATGGAAGTGGACATGCCGCCGGAACGTGCGCCAAGGTCACCCCGCGCATAGGCCCGCACCGTCTCCCATTCCTGCGGCGGCACAAAGCGGCGTAGGTATTCCTCGCCATGGACCTGCGAAGTCGGCCCCATCGTTTGAAGCGCCGCTTCGGCTTTGGCCTGATCGGCCTTTTGTTGGGCAATAACAGCATCCGCCACGGCCTTGTCGGCTTCCGCCTTCGTCTTCGTCGTCGTCGCCGTCGCCGTCGCTTCAGCTTGCCGAATTTCCTGCTGCGTCCGCTGGTTCTGCAAGGTCTGCGTGGCCAATTCGCCCGGCAGCTTCGGGTTGGACAGCGGCGTTTGCTCGCGCACGGGCACGCCATTCTGCACGACATAGATATTGCCGTCGCTGCCCTTGAGGCGCTGTCCCTCAGTGTACGGACCCGACATTAATGCCCCCTCATCTTACGCAGGTTCTGCGCGACGTAGGCTTGCGTTTCGGGATGGAGGGCCGACAACCATTCATCGCCGTGTGTCGCGAGCGCGCGATCCACCGCGCCCGGCCCTGCGTTGTACGCCGCCCACATCTTTGCCGGATCGCCGTTATAGCGCTGTTGCATCGCGGCCCGGTATTCGCGTCCGAGCCGGTCCATATCGGCGGCATCGCTCGGATTAGCCGGGGACAGCCCGAAACCCGGATCGCGCGCCGTAGAGGGCATCACCTGCATTCCGAACAGCGCCCCCGCTGGGGACCGCACGGGTGCGCCGCTGGAGAGATAATCCCGATTGCCGCTTTCGCTGCCCGCCGTGATCGCGTCGAGCGTACTACGGGACACGAAAGTTGCCCGACGCAGGCGGCGTCGGACCTCCATCCAGAGGGGTGAATGTCACACCCGGCGGCGCGGGTTGCGGGGTCGCTAAAGCCAACGCCTGCGAACGGAGCATCATCTGCCCGTTCGGCGTCGTGACAACCGGGTCGGACATTTCCTGAACGTGATTTTTGTGGAGCGTGATCCAATCGGGCGTACCGGGCACAAAGCCGCCGGCGAGAGCCTGCTTGTCGAAATCGCTCAAATTATCGGGCTTGTTGAATTTCGCGTACTCGGCGCCAAGGAGCGAGCGCGTCTTTTCGTCGATGTACGGGTTCACGAGCGCCGAAAGAACCGTGTTCTGCTCGGCTTTCGGATCACCGGCCGACATGAGTTGCTGAACGACCGATTGGCCTTCCGCTGCGTTGGCTTCAGCCGCCTTATCCGCGCGGCGATTGTCCAGACCTCCCGCAACTGCGTCGGCTACGCGAGCAAGCCCCTGTGTCCAGCTCTGCACGGGTGAATAATCGGTTCCGGCGGCCGTCAGGCTTTGCCCCATTTGGCGTTCGCGGGCGATCTGATCGGGCGTGAGACGACGGCCACCGCCGCCCCATACGAACGGCGTAGCTCCGATTGCCGAAGCCGGAAGCAAACTCGGCACGTCCGCGCCAATCGGTTGCGCCGCGAACGGAACGATAGGGTCCGATTGGAAAGGCGCGCCGAAGTAGCTCATCCCTGAAAGCCCGGAATGAAATGAGTGGCGGCCCCTGCCAGCCCGAACAGGCCCCCCATGAGCGCGTTATGCTGGGCCGCTTTCTGCTGGTAATTGTCTTCGACCAGGCCGCTATAATCCACGCCTCCGACCTGTGCTTGTGGCGTCGCGCCGGACATGGTGGCCGGGTTCGACACCTGCGACCCCGACAGGAGCGCGGAGAACTCGTTGAGCGGCTGATTGCGGGTGGCCAGGTTCTCAGCGAACGCCTGCGAACGCCCGGCCAAAGCAAGCTGGTTGTTCTGATCGGTGTTGGCGTTGGTGAGCCGCTGCATCTCCGAATCCCAGGCTTGCGTGCCCGGTCGGATGCCCGAGTTTATGAGCCTGTCGCGGAGCGCCATTTCGTTCTGATGCTGCTGCGGCGCGATGCGTTCCTGCGCCAGATCATAGGCCCATTTGTCGGCCGATGAATTATCGAAGCTGAACGGCTTGGAGAGCGTGTCAGCGACCGTTTTGGACTGGTTCTGGGCAATCCCGGCCAAGTTACCCTCAGCGGCCTGCGTCTTGTCGAAAATCGCCTGCTGATCGGGACTTAACGTCGTGGTCTGGGTGAACTGCGGGATGGTGACGTACTTGCCGGTGCTGTCCGTGTAGCCCGTCGTTCCGTTCTGCGAGTAATCGACGCTGCCCCACGGATTGTGTTGCGAGACCATGTTGATGAGCTGTTGGCTGACCGCTGTGTCGCGGTTCATGCCCGATTGAGCCTCGGCCGTCGCTACGGGATCAGGCGGCTTGGGACTGGAGACCACGTTCGACGCTTCCTTCTTCGGGAAGCGCGTGAAGTCGGTCAGCCGCGCGAGACGGGATGCTTATGCCATAAGGCCAGTCTTTCCGCAAGATGCCGAGCAAAACGCCATCCTGCCCCGGCCCGAAGTGATCGCGGAGCGTGCCCTCCACCATTCCGCCGAGCCGCTTGGCGTATTCGACTACCTTCGGATCGCGGGTGATGGCCGTCATCCGGCCGCATTGGAGCTGATGGAAAACGTAGTTGCCAACGGCCTCGATAAAGCCCGGCACCCATCCCTTCCCGGCGACACTGACATGAACGTCGTGCCCCTCAAAGCAATTGAACAACGCCCCGCCGACGATCTGGCCGTCCTTCTCATATCCCATTGCAACGTAGGGCGGGCAGAACGCGGTTTGCAGCCGCTCGGAAACGAAGCGCGCGACCTCCTCCCCGGTAACGATCATGACACCAGACCGGCGACCGTCAGCAACGTTTCCATGTCGATCAACTCGACATCGATCGGAGCGATGGAGCCGCTTGTCACCTGATAGGCTGGCGCGACTGTGGAGCCGATGCCGCCAATCGAGCGCCATTCCTGACCGATGAAGGCCGGGGTCGGATTGCCCCATTGGCTCGTGCCCCAAATGCCATCGCCCCATGTATTAGTCCCCGTCAACGGAGTAGCATCGGGCGCGGCGGGCAGGAACGTGTTATAATCGGTCAGCAAATCGAGCCTGTCGCTGATCGCCGCGCTTGAACGGGTGCGCGCCCTCCCAACGGTTCCAACCTTTGCAGCGCCGGGTTCCCCGAGATCATCAAACAGGGGCACAACGGCACCGCTATACGCCGCGCCTTCGTCAAGGCCGCCGACATTGGCGAGGAACACCTTTCCCTCAGGCGAGCCGAAGTAGAGCTGTCCCCGGTAGGTCTCCATGCACAACGCCTGCCATCCGGTGAAGCGCGCCCATGCCCCGGTTTCGGTATTCGAGACAAAGATAACCGGAGAACTGGAGCCGATCATGTCAGGCGGCGCGACAAGGGCCATCTTGTTTTCCGCCCAGATCAGCGCTTGCCAGTTGGTATTGCCCCTCAGAGGAATGGCCTCAGTCCATGCGTCGGCAATCTTGTAGCTCACTGTCGCGACGTTCAGCGCCGTCACATCGAGCGCGATGGCCTTGGAGAGAGGGACTAGGCCAACCGTCGTGGCAATTGCCAGATCGCCGCCGCCCCGAATATAGGCTTTCTTCCCCAGCGGAGCGCCGACGCGGTAAACGCCGACCAGGTTCCACGTACTCGCCTCTGAAGGGCTGATGCCCTGGTAAATCGCTATCTCGCCTTGCGACGACACAAAGATGTTCTGATCGGAAAGACCGCCACTTACGCCGCTTTCCAGCGACCAGCGCGCGCCGAACATGAGATAGCCGCCGTTGGAGAATACCCCCCCCATCGGAAATTCGACGGCAGTCCCACCGATGGAATCCACATCGAGGTACCAGCTCGACAGAAAGTCCTTCTGCACGAACCACAGCCGGTTCTTGTATGACCAGACGAAGTTCATGTCGGCGCTGGTCAGCGAGCCGAAGTCCATGCCGGGCACAGCATTCCCCGGCGCCCCATTCTCCGTGGCCGAACCCGTTACCGGATCGGTCAGAATCTCGTTATCCTGAAAGGTGCCGGTAACGTCGGTCACGAGAAGGGCGCCGGTCCCGTCTCCGTTATCGGCTACCCGCCAGATCGTCGCGGTCGCGCCGCTTGTCCCCCCCGTTACGACCTCCCCGGCCGTGAAATTCCCCGTCTTCGCGTCGTAGCCGAGCCGGGTGACCCCTCCTTTGACGTTGGGATAGAATATCTCACCGTCGTAGATGAAGCCGATGTCAACCCCGTTGACGCCGATCAGGTAAATGCCTCCCGTCGTGGCGAACTGGATAACGCTCCAATCGCCCCCGGTGTAGCCCGTCGCAACCTCGAAGCCGGCTGTCGAGCCCCATCCGAATACGTCGCCCGTGTCGGTTCCGATATCGTCGCCTATGTCCGTGACGAGGAACGCCGCGTCAGGAAAGGGAATGCTGCTGAGGTCGTAAATCGTTTCATCATTGGCGCCGAACAACTGCTCCTGCGTACCATTCCGATATCCGAACAGGGAGCGGACATCCAAGCTGGTGTTTTCAAGGGTGGCGTAGAGCGACTTCCCCCGTCGCAGAGCAACGCCCGTTGCCTTGGGAAAGAAGTTGTCGAGTACCGCAGCACCCGGCCCCTCGATCGATTTCGGATCGGCAAGAGCGCGATTGGAGACCCATCCCGCGACAGGGGCCGACCATTTCTTCGGCTGTGCCGTGCGAGGCTTGGGGCGGCTCTTGCGCAGGGCGTACATCTAGTGATCCAGATAGGTTGACGGCCCCAAGGCGTAAGGCCACGCGGGATAAGTGCCCGGAAAGCCGCGACGCGCCCGGCGACGATGGATGCGCGATCCCGTATCCTTGGCTGCGTATTCATCCAGAGCTTTTATGAAGGCCTCCTGATCGCCCGTCGCGTCGAGCTTCTTTTGCTCATTCCAGCGCCAGACAAGGCCCAACGTGAGCAGTCTTTCGGGCAACGCGAACGAATCCGTGTCGGCCGTGAACGCAGGTTTGGGAGCGGTGCTGGTATCGATGGCCCAGTTCTTCGAAATATAGGGAAATGTCGCCACCTGAGCTGCGTTGGGAGCGGGCGAAAACCGTAGCCGGTTGGCGTAGATGATCCAGCCCCCCGGCAACCCGGAAAAGCCCCTCGCCTCGTCATACAGAAACGCGTTTAGGTCGTTGTACGAGCCGAACCCCCAGAACCAATTGGAAAGGTCCGCCACATCGGAACGAACCATCATCCGGTCGTAGTCGTCCGGCAGGGCGAAGTCGGTCTGAGTACCCGTTCCCGTCACTGTGCCGATGCGAACAAGCGCCTGCCAGTCCTGGTACTTCGCCACATCAACCGCGACCTCGTTGACGAGATCGGCAATCTCGGTCTCGAAGTTGCCTGACGCGCCAAAGAAGATCGTAGGCTTCTGCCCAAGCAACCTGATGGCCGCCGACTGCATGGCGGCTAGAATGGCCATCAGGCGGCCTGTTGCAGCTCTTGCAGCGAGGCAACCAGAGTAGCGCGGGACGGATTGCCGCGCGGCCTGCCCCCTGCCAGCTTGGCGATCTCGTCCTTGATCTGGTCGTCGCTCATGCCGGCGAATGCGTCGTTGGCCTCGGTCACCAGCCTATCGACTTCCTCGGGCGGCGTCTGTTCGACCGGGACACCCGCTTTCAGGGCGGCCAGTTCGGCGCGCAGCTTTTCGATCTCGTCCATCGCTTCCTGGCCGTTGAGCTTGTCGGCCATATAGGCGCGGGCGGCGTCTTTCAGCCGGTTGGCGTTCATGCCGAGCGACTTCAGGTTCTGGCCTTCGAGATGATGCAGCGCTTCGATGCTGTAGATTTTCAGCGCGCGGCACAGCGAGATAAGCTCCGGTGTCACGCCGTAGCTGCGGAGCATTTCCAGCGGAGTGCCGTTGGCTTCCTGCGGGTTGCCCTCCTTGAAGGCGCGGTACTGTTCCGGCCAGCGCTCGGCGTAAGTGATCGTCCGGTTGCCTTCGCGCTTCCAGAAAGCGTCGGCCGGAAAACAGGGCGCGTAGTTCTTCGATCCGGCAAAGCGGACCTCCACCATTTCCTTGATTTCCATGACCGCGTGACCGGCGACCTCGGACTTCGGAATATTCTCGATCTCCATCATCTTGAAGACCGGGGTGATGGTGATTTCGCGGGGATCGATTTCAACGACGCGGGTCATGTTCTCAGCTCCGTGGTGGATGAAGGAAGGGGCGAACGGAGCGGCGGGGGAGGAAACCGCTCCGTTCGCTTAGTCGGGTCAGACAGCCGAGCCCTTGCGTGCCCAGAAATACTGACCGCTGGTGACGCCGGCGACGGGGGCATAATAACCCCCGGCTCCGGTCGCCGCCGTCATGGCAGGTTCGGTGATCGACACCTGAGTTCCGGGCGAACCGGCAGCGGCGATGTCCGCCGACGCCTTGACCCAGAGGTACTGATAGCCGTCATTGCCGACTTCGCGGGTGCCGACGACAGGGCTGACCATATTGGGGTTGTCGTACCAGACCTTGCCCGACGTAACGATCTGGCTGAGGTCCGGGCCGAGCTGGCCAGTGGTGCGGAAGGGGGAAGTAGTCATGTCCGTTTACTCCTGGCTCAGACCTTCAGCCGATAGCTGAAAAGCGGGTTTTCGAGGACGAGCTGGCCCGACCACACGATGCCTTGCGCCACCGCGTCCTGATTGATCGGACGCATCCCGTTGCCGGGGTGGAACGGCACGAACGACTGGCCGGGGAACTCGTAAATCGAGAGGCCCTGCGTATCGATGCCGAAGATCGTATCGGAAGGCATCACGTTGCCGATGCCGCCGGCCGCCACGATGTCCACGGCACCCGCCGGGGTCATGTAGGTAAGGCCGGTGAAGCCGAGCGTGGCGAGACGATCCGAAACGATCCGCTGATGCGCGACGAACGACGCCGAGATCGGCGCGTACATATTGGCATCCGCGATCAGGAAGTCGGCATAACGCCCGTTCCGCGAGCGGGCGAGCGTGATGTAGTCGATAATCGGCCGGGCCGTGGTGCTGTCCCAGGTCGTGTAACCCGGAATGTCGCCGTTCGACACGTCGAAGGTGCTGGTGCGCCAGTTGGCCACCGCCGAACGGTCGATGCCGCCGTAAGTGCCGGTGTTCGGCGTGATCGGGATCGCCCCGCCCAAGCCGATCATCTGGCGCCCACCATCGGCGGTACCGTCGCCGACCAGAGCCGTCTCGAAGGATTCGCGAACCGAAGTCTCGGCGGAGTTGATGTAGAACTCCATGAGGTCGATAACTTCTTCCTCACCGGCGTTGTACATCAGTTCGGTGCCGTTGAGGCTGAACATGCCGACCACGCGAGACCAGTTGAAGACTGCCGAGTTCAGCAGCTCCTTCGGCGTGATTTCGAGCTTGTCGTAGCCCGTGAACCACTGCGCATCGAGCTTGTCGAACTCGACCGGGATGCGGAGCTCGGGGCCGCCGGCACGCTTGACCTTGATGCGACCCTGCTTACGCAGGAGAGCAGTGAGCGGAGTGGAACTGTGGACGATATCCTGCACGTCCTTGGAACGGCGCGCAACGGAGGCCGTCAGAATCTGGCCGTAGTTGCGATCGGTATTGATCGAAGTCATGGCTTTACACCCTCATCAGGACCGCTTTGTCCGACGCAGCTCGTCGGCAAGCAGGTCGCGGATTGAACCGCCGCGATCAGGTTCCATGTCGATTGAAACGGCACCCGGCGCGGATTTGATGGATTTGCCGGCGCTGAAGGTGTCGTCAGCGCGCCGCGCGGGTTCAAGGTCCGTTTGCGAGGCGTCGGCGTCGTTGGCATGTGAGGCCGGATTGATCCGGACAGCCATGTCATATGCCGCCGCCAGTCGCTCAGACGGGCTCAAGCTGGTTGGTATCTTACCAGAACGCAGGAATAAGGCAATATCCTGTTCCAGTTCATCATAGCGGGGATTTTGCGCCTTGAACGGCTCGATGACCGTCTGGGCAAGGGTCTGCTCCTGAACCTGCGCCAGTTGCCGCTGAAGCTCGGCAATGCGCGGGTCTTCGCGCTGGGTATTTGCCTGTTGCGGTGGCGCGACCATCTTGTCGTAGCCGTCCTGTCCGGACTGCACCACGTACTGCGCCAGCTCATAGAGATTGACCGGCGAACCATCGGCCTTGCGCGGGCCGGCGCGCAACAGAACCTGGTTGAGCGCGGCAATCGGATTCTTCGATACCATGTCTTCCAGTTGAGCGACTTCGCGCAGGGTTTCGGTCAAGCCTTCGGGGCGGCCGTTCTGGCGAACGTATTCATCCCACTGGCGCAAGGGTTCGTAGCGTTCGGCCGCCTCACGGTGCTTGGCGATCTCGGTTTCATGCTGCCTAAAGGCATTCTCCACGTCGCGCTGGACCGCGCGAGGGGTGTTGCGCCACGTTTCCTTGGCATCGGGCAGGAACGACTTCGGCGCCTCGATATGACCGTTGGGACGGGCTTCCGGCTTGGCCTCAGCCGCATCGGGGGCCTTGGCATCGGGGGTTTCAGCCGGCTTTGCCTCGGCCTGCGCCTCTTTGGCCGCAAATTTGCCGTCAGGGCCGCGCTCAGGGGCTTTCGGCGCCTCTTTGGTATCATCGCCCGTCTTGGCGTCGGCGGCCTTCTCCGGGGCTTTCTCGGCCCCCTTGTCCGCCTTGGCTTCCTCCGTCTCGGCAGCAGCAGCCTTCGCGTCGTTCTTGGCTTCCTCAGCCACGATATCGCGAAGGGAGGGCTTCGGAACGTCTTTCGCCGGTTCCTTCGCTTCGTCGGCCAAAACGCGGGGCGCGCCGCCGCCGCTCGGGGCTGGCGAGGTATCGGTTTCCAGCGTGGTCGATACGCTTGGCGTATCCACGGTGGCGAGATCGGTCATGGGAGGTCTCCGGTGATGACGGGCGGCACACGGCCCGCTTTGACATCTGCGATGCCCGCCTTGATCGCCTCGCGGCGAGCCTTGCGGTCGAAGGGGGGAGGAGTGAACTTCGGCAATTCCTGATCGCCGAGTTCGTGGAAACGTTCGCCGCGCGGGTTGCCTTCAGGTTTCAGGGTCGCGCGATACGAGGAAAGGCTGTCGTGCAGCTTGCCGTCCGCACCCATGATCGGTGCGATGACATCGCTGCGGGCGATCATCGGGGCGACGATCAGGCGATGCGTCGGGGCACCGCAATCGCACGTTTGCGGACTGGTAAAATCTGCCAGCGCCACGAAGCGCTCGAAGCGGTGCCCCTCGGCACACTTGTAGTCGTACAGAGGCATCAGCCCGTCTTGGATACCGTTTCGGTCTGACCCGTGCCCTGCGGGGCGGTGTCAGGCTTCATGGTTTCCAGACGTGCGGCCTGGGCATCCTGTGCCGACTGATCGGGCGGGGACGAAGCGGTGCCGGTGTCGGCAGGCGCCTTCGGCGCGGCCTTGGGCTTCGCGGCGGCTTTCTTCTTCGTAGCCATGCGTACTTCTCCTTTGCGACCCTCCCGCCTTCGGTTACGCCTTGAGGGCGGCGATAATGGCGTTGATCTTGGCCTTGTTGGCGTTCGCCAGCGCCTCGGCAGATGCGAGATCGGTGGCGTCGGCCGTGGTGACCGTGGTGAGCGCGGCAACCTGCGACTTGGCCGCAACGGCACCGTCGATCTGGCTGGCGAGTTCCTTGGCGAGTTCGGGGACGACGCCCAGCTCGACCATTCTGCGCTTGTCGGACATTTCGATTACTCCTTGGGTTGAGGGTTTACGTTCCGGTATGACCTTGGCAGTTCACGTCGAACGTGCCCGACGTGTCGGCAGTGGTGGTGACGATTTCGAGCAGGGTGTTCGCGGTGCTGCGAAGCGGCGGCGAGAAATTGATATAGACCGGGTTCGTCCAACCGGCGGTCGGCGGGCGCATGGCCCAGATGACCGTGCCCGCCGCACCATCGCGGATAGCGAGCGGCACGCTCGCACCGAGCGCTGTTGAGGCGATCTGGCAGGCGTCGATATAGTTCCGCACGCTCGCGCCGGCAGCCGTCTTGATCGTCACCGCCGTGGTGGTGTTCGACAGGATCGCCGATGTGCCGCTGGTGTAGTACCAATAGGTCGTGGAGAGGCCGGGCTGAATGACCTGACCGTTCACGTCGCCGCGCATACGGTCCATCGTGGCGCCGTTGTAAACGAGGCCCAGGCCAAGCTGCCCGTTCGCTGCGCTGGTCGCAATGCCGTCGCTGGTTGAGCCTGCGACGTTCATGCCGCTGCCGGCGTTCACGCCCCAAAGCTCCATGTGGATAGAGCCTCGAGTTCCCGATTGGCAGTCCACACGTTGGCCGGTGGTTACGGTGGGCGCGGTGGAATTGAAGGGACAGCCGAACTTGATCGGATTGCCGCTGTCTGTCACGGCAGAGGCGACGTTGCCAACGGCCGTGACCGTACCCACCGCGTTCGACCCGGCAGCCAACGCAACCTGTCCCGTGCTGTCGCTGGCGATGGTGACCCGCTGCGCTGTAGCGGCGGTGCCGTTGCCCGTGACGGCGGCTGTGGACGTGACGGCTCCCGTGACCTGAAGCGCGCCATGCGTGTCGGATTGCAGCGGCGCCGTCGTACCGGCCGAGAAAGTCGCCGGACTCGCCCGAACCTGCGTAACGGTCTGCTGCGCTCCGGCAGCGGTAGCGAAGGCCAGCAGCGCCAGCCCTAAAACCTTAAGTTTCATTGTCCCGTCTCCGTCGTTGAAGCCCGGTCGGCCCGAACCTGTTCACGTTCCTTGATTGCCTGGGTGGCCGCGTCGTTCTGCACGCCCCGCGCCTGTTCGACGGCTTGGTGTTGCGCGTCGGTGGCGGCCGTGTATTCGTCGAGTTGCTGCTTGCGCTCGTCGAGACCGATGGAATGGAGTATCTGCGCCGTCTGCGCGGTCAGGTTGTCCACCTGCGCCTGCAACAGCGTCTCGCGCCCGGCCATGTCCTGCAATTGCTGGTTGAGCTTTTCGCTTTCGCGCTGATGCTTGTCGGCCTCGATCTGGCCTTTTTGCTGCATTTCCATGAGCTTGCGCTGCATGTCGGCTTGATCGAGCTGGTTTTTGGCCTGATCGGAAGCGGCCCTGGCCTGCGCCACCATCACAGCCGCGTCAGCGCGCTTCATCGCGGCGTCCGCCATGGTCTTTTGGGCCTCGGCTAGTGCATCGCCACCCTGCCCGTTCTGTGCGGCGGCTTTGGCGGCCATTTCGGGCGCGGCGTCGATGAAGGAATCGATCGCCCCGTCCAATTGGCGGCCTGCCCGGTACGGAGCCAAGACGAACTTCATCATTTCGCCTGCGAGCTTGGCGCCTTCATCACCCAACGCGGCCAGTCCCATGAGGCCCTGCTGCGCGTTGGTGAACGCCTGGATGAACTCGTTCCGGCTTTGCTTTTCGGCCAGTTCGTCGGTCAGGATGGTGCTGTCGGACTCGATCTCGAAGGCGAAGCTGCGCGCCCGATCATCGCGGAGCAGCTTCATCACATCGTCAATCGGTACCTGCGCCTCGGCTTCCCTCAGCATGGGCGCATACTTGGAGAGGACTTGCTGCTGGGCCTGCTGCATCGCCTGTTCGGCTTGCTGGGGGTCGATCTGAGGCTGGCCGCCCTGCATCTGAGGCTGCTGCGGTGCCGCAGCTTGGCTCTGAGCCGCCTGTTGAGCCTTCTTGCCGAGTGCTTCTAGCTCACCCTTGGCGGCCTTCTCGATTTCATCGACGCGCTTCTCGATATCCTTGCGGGTCGGCAATTCCATCTGCGCCATGTCGAGCAGGTTCTTTTGGTTGAACTCACCCGCGATGATCTCGGCTGCGATCTTGACCGCTTCCGCCGCGACACGTTGCAATTCGTCGATCTTGCCCCGGACCCTGACCGAACCGTATTGGCTCTTGAGTTGCTGCGCGCCGAGCGTTTCGTTGGCATCGGTCGCGCCGCGCATGATGTCGGAAATGCCCGACAGCTCGTAGAAGTCGCTGATGAGCTGCTGCCGGGCTTCGATCAGGCCCTTGATGGCATTGGCCACAGCTTCCAGCGGCAACCACTGAACGAAGTCCCCCGTGCCGCCCATGAGCGCAGCGCCGGGGACAGGGATCAGGATTTCGTCATCGTCCGCCGAAATGAGCTGTTCTACCGCATCGGCCACGTCGCCACCAGCGGGAATCAGGCCTTTCATCTTCACGCTGTCGAGCAGCAAGTAGATGCGAGCCGTCAGGTCGCTGATCTTCTTGAAGTGGATCGAGTAGCGCTGCCAATCCGGAACCGGGACAAGGCTACGGCGCTTGCGCGTGGCATAGGCAGGGCGAGGACACGGGAAGAAGCCCGACAGGCTTAGATGCGGCTCGCCACTCTCGAGCAGCACATCGATGCCCTCGGTGACCCAGTAAACCTTGTTATCGGCGCGGTGCCAGACTTCCCACACCCGCGCCTTTTGCGTGGAGGTCTCGGTGTTTGTGTCCTTCTCGCGGCGCAGCGTGTATTTGGCCCTGTCGAGCTGGTCGGCGGTCAGTTGTACGAACCGCTTGGCCATCTCGTCACGGTCAAGCCAGAAACCCCCCGCGACCCAGCCAACCTCGGCCCATTTGCGGGCGGGCTCGTGCAGGAAGTCCTTGCGGTCGAGATGTTCGACACAGACTTTTTGCCCGTCGTCGGTTTCGTACCGGAGCCACATCACCCCGCGACCGGCGAACAGGAGATCGTCGCGAACCTCGCACATCACATCGTCGATATTGGTCCGCATGAACGCGCTGGTGGCGGCGCGCTCCAATAGCTCGGCGGTGGTGGTGAGAAGCGGCTTGTTATCGCTGAACAGCGGTTTGACCGCAGGCTTTGGCGGCCGGGCATAGACGGCCGGCTTCATCACCTCGAAGCTCGACCAGAATAGGTCTAGCTGCGCATCGGCCCAGCTTCCCGTGCCGGCGATATTCAGGAGCTGTTCGTAAGACGTGCCCGAGCGCGAGTAGATGTCATCGATCAGCGAGCAGGTGGCATCCCATTCCCTGAACTCGCGTTCCGCCCGGCGCAGGGACGCAAGGATCGGCTCACTGGCCTTGTCGCGTTGCTCTTCCGCGCTGCCGGCGAAGTTCTGCGTCTCGTCGGTTTGCTTGCGGGCCATCAGCGCCTCGCCATCCGAAGTGGCGGGGCGATTACGCCATCAGCGACGACGCGCGGAGTACCGGCCTTGGGCCTGTCTGCCTTCGGCTTTTCGCCAAGGCCGATCCGGTCCATAAGCTGCCCGACCAGACCGATGGCATCAACCTGGTCATCGTGGACGCCCACGGGGAAGCTCATCAGTTCGGCGATGAAATCCGCGAACCACGGGGCGTCCTTTGGAACGTGGAGCCCCTGCAACGCCATGCGCCCGCGTATGGACTGCGCCCGCACAGCTTTGTCGCCGCCGCGCGTCGGGAATTGCTCGCGCACGGTGTAGCTCTGGGTTTCGAGCATCCGCTTGACGAGGAACGGCCCTACACCGGACTTGATCTGCCCGGTTTCCTCCGCCCATCCAATGGGATGCCACTTGCGGACAAGGGCGCAGAACGCATCGACCCAAACGTCCGACGATGCCTGCGCCCGCCAGAGGTCAAGTAGGTACATGCGCCCGTCGCTGGCAACGCCGACAACCGCGTGGACGGTGAAGTCGCCACCATCGGCTGTTACAGCATAATCGGAGCCGCCGTAGATCGCCATTTCCGCCATCGGGGGAATGGTCTCGACGGGGATAATCCATTCGCGGCGGAAGTAGTCGCCGGTTTCGGGCGTGGGACGTTGCTGGTATAGCGCCGACCAATCACGCGGGCCGATGGCACGTTGGATTTGCTCTAGTGCTTCAACCGGGTACTGTTCGGGCCACAGGGCCTCGCCGTTGTCGTTGATCGCTGGAAGGTTGAGGACCGTCCAACCCTCGTGCTGATGCTCTGCCAAAAGCCAGCCAGACAGGTCATCCTCATGCCAGCGGGTCTGAATGACCACGATCCGACCGCCGGGCATCAACCGCGTGTAGGCAGTCGATGTGTACCAATCCTTGGTCTTCTTGCGGATGACCTCAGATTCGGCTTCCTCGCGGTTCTTGACTGGATCGTCGATTAGAAGGAGATGCGCACCACGGCCCGTGAGGGGGCCGCCCACACCAACTGCGTAGAACGCGCCGCGCTGAGTGGTGGCGTGCTCGTAGCCGCCAAGGCTACCCTCGATGTGGAAGCGCTTAGCCGACTTGCTGTCGTCAGCGAGGCCGACGCCGGGAAAGATCGCCTGGAATGCCGGGTCTTCGATCTGGTTCTTGACCTTGCGCCCGAAGTCATCGGCCAGCTCCTGCGCGTAAGTCGCGGTGACCACGTAATGATCGGGATTGCGTCCGATGTACCAAGCCGGAAAGAACTCGCTCGCCAGCATGGATTTGCCGTGACGTGGCGGCATCGTAATCATCAGGCGTGTGATCTCGCCACGCTCGACGGCTTCGAGATGACGGGCGATCAGGCGATGGTGCGGCGCGTCCGTATAGGCGGGCCATTGGTACGCGGCGTAGGAGACGAGCCGTGAGAACGCCATGTCCTCTGCGGTCAAAGCGAGGGCGGCGCTCACTGAAGCGTTTCCGCATCTTCAGATGAAACCCGGAGAAATGCGGCCGCAGCGGCGTCACGTTGTTCCTTGGAAACAAGCTCGATAGCGCCAGTGTGAACGTGTTCGGTCTTGTCAGTCCAATCTTGCCTGCGCCGGTTCAGGAGCCAGCGGAAAGCTGCCTGCGGGTCTCCGGGAATGTACTGTTTATAGCGAACAGCCTCATATTGATCCTGGCCGTCCTTGCTGACCTTGACGATCTTCTCGGCCTGGATGAACTCGCCGGTCGCTCGCTTGTAGAGGCTATCGGCCACTTCAGCATCGGCGACGACCTTCCCCGCGCGAATGGCCTCTAGAAAAGCAGGGTGTTGTTTTTGCCAGTTGTAGATCGTCGCGGTGGCGCACCCAAAGAACTTAGCAAGCTCCTCATCGGTGTAGCCTAGGAGGCACAGCTTTCGGGCCTGCTCGGCGTATTCTGGCCGATAGGTGCTTTTCCGGCCGGGACCGGGTACAGGGATGGAAAGCTGACGCCCTGCCATGGGCCAAGCCAGTTACAGCACCCCGGCAGCCTTGGGACGGGGGGAAAAGTCAGCGCATCCGCGTTTTCAACACAGGCGACAAATCAGCGAAGCGGCGCAGTATCCGCTTGGCGTCTGTGCGATCGATCTGGAGGTCACGGCAAAGCTGGCGAACAGGACATGGGCCGTAACGCTCCCAGTAGCGGAGCACTCGCGTTCGAGTGACAGGCGGTCGTCCCATCATACTTCCCCCACATTGCGCCAGTAGCGAGCTTGTCTTTCGGGTGAGAATTGAGCGAGGCGTCTTTCCCGATATTGCGGGTTTGGCTTCATCGAACGCTTGAGGCGGCGTAGGGCTAGATAGCGGCGGAGGTTCATGCTGCTGCTCCGATGAATAGATCGCTCTGACGTTGAGCGTCCTCGATGCGCTTGCAGGCGATGTCGAAGTACTCCGGCACGATCTCGCAACCGAGGAAGTGCTTACCCATCCCTACCGCCGCCACGCCCGTCGAACCGCTGCCCATGTAGGGGTCGCAGATCGATGTCGCTTTTATGAAGCCGAGGCACCAGCGCATCACCCGCAACGGCTTCTGAGTTGGATGGAGTCGTGCTTGCGCGCTTGAAGTACCGGGGACGCGCTCAGCTTCCTCGGTATTTGGCTCAATGATCAGACCGGACCACTTGT